GAAATAACAAATGAAGATGCTGACGCAGCTAGTGGTTATAGGATAAGGCTAACTCCTAATTATGATAGAAATTAACCTTTTGGTGGAAAAGGATCATGTCCGTGGCTATCCTTGGATTGGATTTTATTATCCTTTCCATGGATAACTAATTCTGAATCTTGATTATTGGCTATTTTCCTAGCAATATTAACAGCTTCTTGTTTGGTGTTGGTAATTTTAGTTGCTTTAGAATTGCCTTCACCTTTTACATTCCAAGTGTTATCATCTTTATTATAAGTAACATGTTGATTTTTACCCACAGCAATCACCTCCTTCAATACCAATATTCAACATAAAATGTTAAATTCCTCTAAAATTCAGGAGGGATTCTGGGAATTGTGACGAATATATGGAATTAAAGGGAGATGAATATATGTCAGCGTATACAAGAAAAATTAGATTTGAATATTTTTATGTTTCTTATAAATGTAAAACTGATAATGATGATGATCTAGATAGAGCTTTCGATTTAAGATTATGGATAAAAAAATCTGGTAAATTGTCATTAGAAGCTAGGACATTTGATTATTATCAAGAACAAGCCAGGCTTGACAAAATGTGGTATGGAGATAAATCTGGATATTGGTACTTAAATTTTGTTAGATTGAGAGAAACTAACATACCATCAAAAGTTACAATTGATAAAGAAGCTGAGCCTATTGAATTAGATGATGATGAATATATAGGAGAAGATTCTACAGCTCTTTATGATGAAAATAATCATATATTAATGTTACAAAGGAATAGATATAGTTTAGGACCAAATGGGATTGAAGAATATTTAAATTTATTATATGATGATGAAAACATAGATATATTTTTAAGACCAATACGTCCTCAGAATATAAAAGAAAAAATAAAAAAAGCCAAATATTATAGAAGGTTAGTAATTAGATTTTCTGATATAAGGAATGAAAATTATAAAAGCAGCGAAAGTTCTTCGATAAAAAACATGATAAAAACTTTTTGTAAGTATGATGCAGTAAACGCGGAAATAGTTATTTCTATGGGTAATACTAGAAAAGATACTTTATCAAGAGAAACTGTTTATGATACTTTACAAGAAGTTTATAAAAACAAAAATATAATTTCAAAAGCTGAATTAACTCAAAAAGATACAGATGATACAAATGTTGAAGTAATTGACTTATTCGAAGATAAACTTCATGATTTTATTTACTTTCATCTTGATAGAAAACAAACATTAAGTTGTGAATACGTGTCAGAGGAAATGAAAAATAAATATAATGATAAAAAAGGTGAGGTAATTAAATCACTAGGAGAGGAGGCATAAAATATGAAATTTCCAAAGTTTACTTTTGAGGAAATATATCCTATCATAGGAGGAGCTTTGGGATTTATATTGTCAATGTCTTTAATTCGGAATTATATTCCAGAACAGTTTGATAAAATATTAGATGCTTCTATTAATTTTAGTTCTATATTAACAGGCTTCATAGGAGCATTGATTGCTATATTATTTAGTATAAAAGACACTGATTTAATGAAATATTTGTTCGAAAATACTAAAAAACGTATTTTATTACATTATTTCAAAAATGCTATATTAACAGGAATTTTGATTGTAGTTTTTTCGGCCATTTTATACTTAAGAACCAAATTTATTAATATTACAATAATGGGTATTACTATAAATACGATAATATTAAGTGTATCAATTTGGATTTTTTTGGTTGTTTATTTCATTTTAGCTTCTTACAGGATAATAGATATAATGATGACTATAATTTTTAAAGACCCAAAATCTATTCAAGATAGGATGAAAGGGAATGAAATTAGTTCCCAGGATGATAAAGAATTAAAAAAATTATTTGGAAAAAAAGATAAATAATATTCTTAAATAGGAGCCTTATGCAGGGCTCTTTATTCATCCCCAAAACAAAACGAATAGGCAGGTGGTGACAATGTAGAGATGCCGAGACAGAGAAGTCCGAATAGGGATAAAGCATTTGAGATTTACAAGGAACATGGTGGAAATATTGATTTAATAAAGATTGCGGAGATGGTGAATCTTTCACCCGGTACCATAAGAGGTTGGAAGAATAAAGATAAATGGGATGATAAATTGAATGGAACGTTCCAAAAGAATATGGAACGTTCCAAACGAAAAAATAATAATAGTGATTTAAAAAAAGAGTCTATTGTGGAAGAGGTAAAAGAGGTATTAGAAAATCCTGAACTTACTGATAAACAAAGGCTTTTTTGTGTTGCATATGCTAAAAGGCAAAACGCTACTAAAGCATATCAAAAGGTGTATAAATGTGCCTATGAAACAGCAATGATATGTGGTAATAGATTGTTAAGAAATGTTAAGGTAAGAAGCCAAATTGATAAATTAATGGAATCAGAGTTAAACAAGGAATTTCTTAAAAGAGGGTTAATTCAACAGTATAAAGATATTGCTTTTTCAGATATAGGTGATTATCTTGAATTTGGAAAGAAAAAGGTACCCCAATGGACTAAAGACAAGGATGGCAAGTATATTCCTATTATAGACCCTAATACTGGAGAACAAAAAATAAATGAATACAGTTATGTTGATTTGAAAGATAGTATAGATTTAGATACGAGCATAATAACAGAAGTGTCAGAAGGAAAAGACGGAATCAAGTTCAAACTTGCCGATAAGATGAAAGCTATGGAGATTTTATCTAAATTGAGTAATCTGTTATCTGATGAAGAGAAGACAAACCTTGAATTGGAGTATAAGAAACTCCAAGGGGAAAAACTTAGGGCTGAGATTGAAAAAATCAAAGCTGAAGCTAACAGGATAACAGGCAATGATGAACCAGAAGTTGAAGATGATGGATTTCTAGAAGCATTAAAGGGCAGAACAGCCGAGGTATGGAATGATGAGTAAGAAGAGGAAAGAAAAAGCTTTTAAATTCCAGCCATTCTCCAATAAACAAGTTCAGGTTCTTACATGGTGGAATGAACTATCTCCGGTGAAAGATAAGGATATATTAATTGCAGACGGTTCAGTTAGGGCAGGTAAGACAGTAGTAATGTCATTATCCTTTATTATGTGGGCTACAGAGAACTTCAATGAAGAAAACTTTGCTTTATGTGGAAAAACCATAGGGGCACTAAGAAGAAATGTTATAAAACCTTTAAAGAGGATGCTTAGAGGCAGAGGGTACAAGTGTAAGGATCATAGGTCTTCAAATGAAAACTATCTTACTATTTCCAGAAAAGGTCGTAGTAATGATTTTTACTTATTTGGAGGTAAAGATGAAAGTTCCCAAGACCTCATACAAGGTATTACCTTAGCAGGGGTCTTATTTGATGAAGTTGCTCTAATGCCACAATCCTTTGTAAATCAAGCTACTGCAAGATGTTCCGTTGAAGGTGCCAAGATGTGGTTTAACTGCAATCCAGATGGACCATATCACTGGTTTAAAGTTGAATATTTAGATAAACTAGAGGATAAAAATGCAGTTCATTTACATTTCACTATGGATGATAATTTATCTCTTAGTGAAAAAGTAAAAGAAAGATATAAGAAGATGTATTCTGGTATCTTCTACAAGAGATATATCCTAGGGCTATGGCGACTTGCTGAAGGTGCAATTTATGATATGTTTAATGAAGACATACATAAAGTTACTACTATAAACAGGAGATATGAAAAATATTATATAAGTATTGACTACGGAACCCAAAATGCCACTGTATTTTTATTATGGGGATTATACCAAGGCAAATGGTATATAGTTAAGGAATACTATTACAGTGGAAGAGATGCAAGCTTACAAAAGTCAGATGTCCAATATTCTAAGGAATTAAAGAAATTTTTAGGGGACATTATTCCTGTAAAAATAATAGTAGACCCAAGTGCAGCAAGTTTTATTACTCAATTAAGACAGGATGGATTTAAAAATATATTGCAGGCCAGGAATGATGTATTAGATGGCATAAGAACTGTGGCTAGTGCTTTAAATCTTGGGTTGTTTTATGTTAATGATATCTGCAAAGAGACATTAAAAGAATTTAGTTCTTATACATGGGACCCTAAAAAATTGGATAAAGGAATTGAGGAAGTATTAAAAGATAAAGACCATTGTATGGATGCAGTTAGGTATTTTATTTACACGATTCTAAGATACAATATTGATGCTAAATATGATGATTCTGTTTATGAGAAAGGAAAAGGTGTTATTAAGAATACATCTGGAGATCCTTACAACAGGAAAGGAGGTTCGATATTCTAGTGGAAAGCAGTGAAGAAAGACAGGCCAGAACAATAAGAGATACATTGTTGAATTTACCTGACAATGAAATACAAGAGAGAAGGAAAGTAAGAAGGGATTATATCTTTTACAAAGGAAAGTCCATAGACTTTGAGAGGGCTAAAAATGATCCCATATTATATGGCCAAAATTGGCCGGTGGATGATAATTGCGATTATAAGCCTACACAGGATATAAGGAATAAGGTAAAACCTCTTCTTAGAAAACAGGCAAGGTGGATGTTTGGGAAGGAACCTACCATTAAGTTTAAGGCAGATAATAAAGCAGATAAAGAAAAATGCGAAGAACTTAGAAAATTTATTGAGGATATACTAGATGATAATAATTTTTGGCCAACAACTAAGAAAGCATTTCTTGAAGCTACAATTAAAAAAAGAGTATTGCTTAGAGTAGAAGCTAACCCGAATTTTCCATTGATAGTTAAGTATGAATCAGTGGAAAATTTCTATTATAAAGAAAAAAATAATAAGCTCCTGTATACTACCTTCTTTGAAGAAGATGAAGAGAATGTATATAGGGAATCTGATACAGATAAGATTTATTATCTTCATACCTATTACTATAAAGTCAATGAGAATTCAAAAGAAAGACAGGCTTGGTATAGGAAAGAAACTTATAAAAATGCAGATTTGCAAAAAGATTTAACTATAGATATTGATACAGGCCTTTCTACTATTCCATGTTGGTTAATAAAGAATGGTGGGGAATTAAATGATAACTTTGGAGAATCTGATGTTGAAGAATTGATAGATACTCAAACTCAATATAATAAAACAGTAAGTGATGTAAGAGATGCCATTAGATTTATGATGTTTGGAGCAGAATCTATTATTGATGGCAATGAGGATGATGTGAGTAAGCTTACAATAGCACCAAATGCATTACATGCTATAAAAACTAGAGATGAAGTATTATCATCCGGGGGACAGGCTGTAATGCAAAGGCTGGAGTATAATATGGGAAATAGTGCAGCTATTGAGGCATATTTAGATAGAGCAGAATCAGATATGAATTTTACTATGGATATGCCTAAGTTATCAGATTTGAATAATATTCCTAGCGCTAAGGCTATGGGTTACTTGTATAATGACTTAATTGCTAGGTGTGAGGATAAATGGAATGACTGGATGTCAGCCTTTACGGGTTTATTTGAATTTATAAAAGAAGTTGCTCCTGTATGTTATCCAGGAAAGTATAATAAGCTATGGAATCAAATAAAGTACAGCACTTTATTTGAGCATAATTATCCATTACCTTCTGATGATGAAGAAAAGAAAACATTTGCTATATCTGAAGTGGAAAGTGGAGTAAGATCACGTCAATCTTACATTAAGGATTTTACTGATACAGAAAATGCAAAAGATGAATGGAATGAGATACTTAAGGAAAAAACAGATATTACAGCTATAGAACAGGGTGCTGTTATTGGTGATGTAGATGAGTAAAAATGCAAGTTCAGATAATGAATATTTATTACTTGTGGAAGAGGCGAGGAAAAGACAAATAAAATTAAATAATAAGCAGATAAAACGAATAAGGAATTTATATAGAGAGGTTGCTAAAAACCTTGAGGTCAAGGCAAATAAGGCCAAGAAAGGTAGTCTTACAGAGAGGTGGATAAAAGATTATAAAAAGGCTGTAGAGCAGGAAATAAGGCGAATAAATGGAGTGCTGTTTACACAAATATCGGATAGCATTTTAGAAAGTGCAAATATACCTATAGGAATTCAACTTAATTTCTTTAGTTTAATAGATAATAAGTATAAGGGTAACATTGATAAATCTTTTGCAAGTATGTTTTCAAATGTACCAAACAAAGTACTATATGAAATTACAAATGGTGATATATATAAAGATGGCAGAGGACTTTCAAAACGTCTGTGGTGGAATGAAAAAAAGGTCAACGGTGACATTGATTATATAATTCAGAAGGGTATAGCTGAAAAGAAAAGTGCCTTTGAATTGGCAGAAGACCTTCAAACCTATTTAAATCCAGACACAAAAAAGGACTTTGAGTTTAAGAGTAGATACGGCAATAAAAGAGTTGAATATAATTCTTTCAGACTTGCGATAACTTCTATATCCCATGCTTATCAATTGTCTATGAAGAGGTCTTGCAAGATGAACCCTTTTGTGACAGGTATACAGTGGCATATTAGTAATTCCACGCATAGAAAGACTTGTGAGCTTTGTAAAAGTAGAGATGGGAAAATATATCCTGCAGATGAATTGCCTCTAGATCATCCTATGGGAATGTGTCACTTTACACCTGTCATACTAGACAGTATGGAGGATATAGGTACAAGATTAAACAAGTGGGGCAAGGGT